AGGATATTTCAATGTATTCAATGCGACTTCCACAACACATTCAACTTCAACGGCAGGACTCGTGGCAGAATTTGATTCAAGTAATGACGTTGTAGGAACGTACACGTTTGATTCGGCTGTAACCAGTGGAATTTTCTTTGAAGTATCTGATGCTTTCAACGGAGAGTACACTGTTACTTGGCGATAGTTGTGTTATGATAGATTTAGTTAAACAATATGCCAAAAGGTAAAGGTTACCCAAGAAAAAAGAAGAAGAAATAAATTATTAGCTAATCTAAAAGATATGGGAATCCTAGAACTAAAAAAGAAAGTACCGAGCATAGCCAGTAAACTTTCTGAAAGAGACCAGAAAAAGGTCAAGCCTGCGAAGAAAATCGAGGGAAAGGTCAAGTAGCACATTAACATAAAAACTGCGACAACTTTGGGACAATCAGCTGATGTCCGAATGGGTTACGTCGCAGTTACTTTTTCGGACACCAACCGATTGCCTCAAAGCAGTCGGTATTTTTATACCAAGGACTAAACCTATTAAAAGACTTTTAAGACAAAACTTATGGAAAATGAAAAAAATGGAACCGAAGTACAGAACGCTGGAGTAGACCAAACTACTAAAAAAAATGAAGAAGGGACAAAGCCAGAGGTTAAACAGGAAGATTCTCTTGAGACTCTAAAAGCTCAAAAAACTCACTGGAGAGATCAGGCTATTGACCCCGAAACAGGCAAAAAGTACAAAGACCTGTACGCAGAAGCCTCTAAATCTAAGGTAGATGACAAAACATCTAAGAAAAATGAAGCTCCTAAAAAAGGAGAAAAAGCGGAAGAATTTGGTCTTTTACAAAGAACTTTTCTTGCTTCTAACGGTGTAACCGATTCAGAAGAAATAGAACTTGCCAAAGCAATCCGAGAAAAAACGGGTCTTGCTTGGGATGAGCTACCGACTAACGAGTATTTTAAGTTTGAACTTGAAAAACATCGTGAATCAGCATCAAATGCAAAAGCGGCTGACGTTGAAGGCGGTGGAGGAGGAGATAGTGTGGTAAATGAAAGTGCCGAATATTGGGAAAAGAAAGGTGCTCTACCCACTTCAAAAGACATCCCCGACAGAAAGAAGCGTGTTGGAATCATTCAAGAAATGAGGAAACGTGCGACTGACCAAGGTGGGAAGTTCTACAACGAATAGTTTTCTAAAAGATATAATTGTTTCGCTATTACTAAGTAAACAATTATTGAAATGGGCGTAAGTAATACAGTAACTTATCGTACACAATTTGATGACGTACTCCAAGAACGTTTGGATCAACCGACAACGTTCAAAGAAATGACAGATGTGAAGATCATGAATGACCGTGTCTTCGCAACGTCATATATGAGTACAGAGCCATCAGAACAGACTGTTACTCGTGGAAATGCGATTAACATTCAGACATTCGCAGAAACAAATGAAACTCTGACAATTGCAACAGGACGAGACCTAGGTTTTTTTGTTGACTTTGCGGATGAGGCTCAATCTCCGTGGACAGATGGTGTTGAATTGTTCGATAGGATAGGTTCAATCTTAAATGAGTTTATTGAAGCTAATGTGCTTGCACAGCATGCTTCATGGACTGACTTTGATAATGCCTCAATCGGTGGAAGTGCAGGGAACATAACAGTTTCCGCATCTAACATTGACGACATTATCCGAGGAGTTAAAAGAGAGGTCCGAGAAGCCAACGGACAATCTCTATGGAATAGAAACGGTCTTGGCTTTGTATGGAGAGCAGCTGACTTTGAATTGCTCGAAGCATTTGCACAGGCAGTTGGTTTCCTATCGGCTGATAAAGCTCTTAAAGAAGGAACTGTAGGAGGTTTCCGACATTTGGGAGTAGATCATTATTGGAGTAACGGACACACAGCCGGACATGTTCTTGCTGGTGTTAAGGGTATTCAAATGCTTGGAATCCTTAAAAAGACATTCGGACGGGCTCACACAGTGGAGTTTCCATCATCAAGTGCTGAGGATGGACCACTATCAGGTACTCTATACTACGGTCGTGTAGATATAGGAAATCTAATACCAACAGCTCACGCTGGCTTGCTGTTCGATATTGCAGTAACTTAATTATTAAAATCGTTTTAATCGCAACAGAAATATGAAAAATAAAGTTTTGTTTCTCACGGTTGCGGTTTTGATAATTATCGCAATCGGAGGGTATTCATTCCCAAAAGGAGAAACCGTAGTTGAGAAGCTCGGAGCAAGTTCGGGACCAGAACACTTTGACAGACAGTCTTTTAGGTCTGGTTCAACAGATGGTGGACGAGTAGCAACAACCTCACCAGAAGGAGCTACGGCATATACCACGGCATCCAAAGACTTCAACGGCACACCGACTTACATTGATTGGCTACCAAATAATAATATTACAGTTTCAATCAGTGGAACTTCAACGCACCAATACATTCCAAATATAGGGGATGTGGCTACTGTGTATTTGCGAAATGCGTCCACAACAGCAGCTTCAACAATCACTTTGGCGGCAGTTGATGGAGGAGTTGATTTGCAGTATACCGAAGCAACAGGAGGAGATCTCGTGCTGAACGGACTTGATTTTGGTTCTTTGACTCTAATCAGAGAATCAGCAAATCTTGTTACCGTTCTATTCAACGAATTTACTGAAGCAGACTAGTATCTCTACATAACCCTTTTACGAGGGTTGTGATAGGGAAGCTAACAAGCCCTAATAAATAAAATTTCTCGTCAATTCAACAATACGGCTGACCGTAACGGATTAGTCCAAAAATACGAAAAGGAAATCGGAGTAGAAGCTGGTTTTGTTTCTGGTAACACAAATAGACTAAAAGACTTCGCTTCAGATACTCGTTCGGCTTGGGACACTTATATGTATCTTGCCGCTAAAGGAAGCGGTACTTGGCAGTATGATGATTCTAATCACAACTCTCACTATCCGATTATCTATTTCAATTTAGTAAACGGACAGCAGGACTACACTTTTACCACAGACGAAGACGGAGCTTTGATTTTAGACATCTACAAAGTGATGATTCTTTCTGAAAACGGAACTTTGTATGACGAGATTTTTCCCATAGACCAACAAAGGACTGGTTCATACGATGACATTTCAGCCGAAAACACAGGTGGAGGCGTGCCGTACAGATACGATAAGACCGCAAACGGAATCTTCCTTACTCCTATTCCCGACTACGAAAAAGTAAAAGGACTGAAAGTCTTTATTAACCGAGAAGCTAGTTACTTTGTCTATACCGACACAACAAAAATGCCTGGATGTCCTGGAATCCACCACGATTATTTCTATCTAAAACCAGCTCTTGAAGAAGCAAGGATACACAGCCTTAGTAACTACAATCAGCTAAGAGAAGAAGTTATCAGTTTTGAGGGAGATGAAGAAAAGGGAGTAACTGGCTCTATTGAAAGGTATTTTTCTCGTAGAAAGAGAGATGAGAGGGATATTATGACACCTAGAATTACAAAGTTTATTTAATAAAAGTTATGGAAGAAACAAAAAAAATAAAAGCAGGAGATTTAGTTAAAAAAGTTGGCATTGTCCGTTATGCAGATGGAGAACGGGAAAAAGTCAGTAAAAAAACGTGGGTTGTCGTTGAGCAAGACGGAGTCCTATCCTTACTTCTAAATGGCGATATAAGCCCTGTAAAAAAGGAAGATAGGTACATTGTCGTTGGCAACACTAAAAAGGGCTTAGACAAGGATTTTGCCCCAATTCAGGGGGTTTCTGCTGGCTCTGTACCAGTAAAATATCGTATACACAAGGATTTCAAGGATAAAGGTTGGAAAAAGGGCGATATTGTTCAGATTGTCGGAAAGATTTCACAAGAAACAATAGATAGTGGAGTGCTAGAACAAGTATCCGACAAAGTCCCACACAAACACGTACAGATTGTAGTCGACCCTGTACAAGTCGGATTATTAACTAATAAATAACATGGCTTCATACCTCACAAACGCCTTCAAAGGACGATTACTCGGAGATAACGCACAAATCTCCACCGCTATTGACCTTGAAGCAGATACACTAAAACTAATGCTCCTGACATCAAGTCACATACCAGACATTGACGCAGAAGTATTCGCAGGCAACATCAGTGCCAATGAGATTTCCAGCTCAGGAACATACACCGCAGGTTTTGGGAATAGAATGGCTTTAACTGTAACCAGTTCAACTGACGACATAGACGATGAAGGAGTAATGGATGCAGTAGATGTTTCAATAACATCAGCCACAATTACTGCTCGTTACGCTCCTATTATTAAAGAGGGAGCGAGTGATGCCGCTTCACCTATTGGTCCGGTGATTGACTTCGGTTCAGACCAAATATCAACCGCAGGTACATTTACCATAACTTTTGCCGCAGAAGGCATTTTGAACTTAGCTTAATATGGCAGTAACCTTTCAGTCAGTACAAACAGCAGGCATAACAAGTAATTCTGTTGTGGTAACGAAACCGACATCAACGGCGGAAGGAGATTTGCTTGTTGCTTCTTTTTGGTACAAAGACTCTGGCAGAATGGTAACACCCCCAAGTGGTTGGATACTGGAGGAGTCAGGCGGTAGTAATCAAGAGGGTGCGGTTTATACAAAAACTGCGGGAGTTTCCGAACCCGCAAATTATACTTGGAGCGTGGATGGTGCTTCTGTTGCTATGGACGGGAGCATCACCAGAATAACTGGTCAGGCAAGCACATCACCAGTTTATGTAACGACTTCTGACACTGCGGATGTTACTGGTTCTACAGGCTCTCTCACATATACATACACAGGTATGGCCCTAACACCAGCAAATTCAACATCTAACTTATTGCTTTTCTTTAATTTCTTAAAATCCTCTAGCACAGTTGGCTCTCCTTCTGCCTCTGGTTATGCTATAGAAAACGACGACCCCACATGGACAGAAAGATTTGAGGACACCATTGGAGCTGCGGATAACATAGTAGCAATGGCAACTGCTGTCAGGTCGGAACAAACCTCAACAGGTGTCTTTTCTGCTACATCCACATTGCACAGCAATGGGGCTGTTGGTTTTGCCGTT